CTCTGCATAAGTAGCTGAAGTATGGTAATCTTCTATTGTGTATTTTTCGTCTTTTCGTTTGACTACTGGTCTGTACAAAACTGCCATAGCATTATTCATAGTTGACCAATCACTTAAATATTTCTCAGCATCTATATACTCACCAAATGAGATAGACTCTAACTCAGGAACGAAACCAAACTCTACACCGCCCAACTCAAATCGCTGAATAAGGAATTTATCCTCTCTGAAAATAGCGTTAAACTTCTCTAATAGCTCTATAATTGACGTGTACTGAATCTTTAATACGTCAGATAAAGGAATCTTGCACAGACAAGCTATCAGCTTTCTAGAAGCAAAGTCTTCAGAATCATTCTCATCTTGGATTGACATGAGATACTGATACTGCTCTAGTGTGATATCTGCTAAACTGCTTGGAACGTCTATTGTTACCTTCATAATTAATTAACTTTAATTCGTGTTTTTGTACTTTGTTACCTTACGTGGTACTTTCCGTAGTGACTATTTATACCTAAAGTTTCCATTTCATGATACCTGAACGCATCAATAGCGTGGTCATTACCTCCAGCTGGTTTGTTTAACCTGACTCCAGTCTTATCAGTGTCCCAACAGTAAGACCTAAGTTCTTTAATTAGATTAGTACTGTTTGACGTTACTAAGTATTCATTTCGCTGCATGACATCAATACCGTAGTTGATTGAGTCCTTGCCTTTGGTTACTCCTTTTATGTTTATTCCGTAGCGTCTTATCTCGTCTATTGACTTAGGCTCTGCGCTATCAGCATAGACTATTACATTCTTAGGTAATATTTTAGCTATATCCGAGTTCAGCATTCCTGTACGATAAGCAAGTTCGTTTACTATCCTCTGTCCGTTGTGTGTATAGACTTCTATAATTGAAGTAGGGTCATTCGTGTATCCAAAGTCTAAGCCTATCCCTACAAGCCTTGCCTCTTTTGGTATTGTGTCAATGGTTTTCCAGTTTGAGAATACAACTCCCTCTAACATTCCTACTTGTCCCTCACCATATACTAACCACCAATTACGCCAGTAAGATGAAGTTTCAGCTTTGAGCTTGTTCTTTTCTATTTGGTCTACTATGGATTGGTCTAATGCTTCGTTATCCTTGTAGGTTAAAATTATAAAGTCTGCGTCAGGTTCGTCTTTTAACTCGGTATGCACCCAAAATTCATTAGCTGGGTTAAAGTCTAAGAATATTTCTTTACGTGTACGGATGGAAAGCTCATTGTAAGATTCAAAGGTTACGTTGTTACACTCGTTGATGTACAGGATGTCCCTCCTTGCTCCTCTAAGTTTGCTTGAATCGTCTGCACTAAAAAACTCAATAAATGAACCGTTAGCAAATTCGTATTTGAGTAACGTCTTATTAAAGTTGGATTCAAAGAACCTACCAGTCCACTTCATTATCTTCTCAAAGTCTCTAAGCGCACCCCTTCGCAGATGGGGAATAGATTCAGCTACTATGCTTATCTCCATTCCAGCAGTCTTAGTGGCTCTATCTATAAGTACAGGAATAATTCCAAACGTCTTACCAGCACTCGTTCCTCCTTGAATAATCTTAATGCGTTTTTCTAGCTTATAGATTTTCCTTATCGCTGTCGTTATCTTTAAACTCATTCAAGTTAAATAATGGCTGTTCGATGTTCGTGTTTTCTACTTGTTCTTTTAGGTTGTTTAAACGCTGTGTAATTGATGCGTTATACTGTCCTACCATACCTCCTGTAATTTGGTCGTCTCTTATTTCTCTTCGTATACGTGAACAGATAGGTGAAAATTCTCCGTATGCTTTATTCGTATTCTTAAAATAATCTTCTACGTGTCCTACTTCATCCCAACAAAACACTTCAAATCCTTCCATTGTTAATGGTCTCTCTAGGGGTTCTGCTCTCTCTTCAAATTCTTTACCACCGTATACATATTTTATTCTTGGGTTCGCCTTTACGTCAGCTTTGTATCTTAGAAATAATTCATACAGTTGTTCGGGTGATTCTAGGTTTCTTGGTCTTCCTACTTTTTTCTTTTCCATATTAGTTGTTCGTGTTTATGAAGTGGCTTGTCATTGGTACAAAGTAAACGGTTTCATCCGTCTTCTCTACAAGTGGCGAATAGATTACAGGATATCCCATGTAGTCATCCATGTCTCCAGCAGCTTCTAAGTTTGCTTTGCCTATTACAAAACAGTAACCATCGTATTGAGCTAGGATGTGTTCTATTATCTCTTGTAGTTGTTCCTCAAACATTTTATTCTTCAGGGTTTAATCTTTCAAATGCAGTGTCTTTAAAAAACCAATAGCGTACATGGTCTTTAGCTCTTTGCTTATTTCTTTTTTCTCTGTTCAATTGGGATGTATTCGTCTTTCTGTAGTCCCGATAACATTTCTCTGATTTCTGTAAGTCTCTGTTCATCGTAAGTAGAATAACATATAGCAGCTCTCTGCTTTTCGTCTTTATATTCTGAGTTCATTGTATCGTCTGCCATACATCGAGATACAAACTCCTCTTTACTTTCTGCTGGTTTTGGTTTTGGTATCGGCATATCTTAATCGTTATATTGGTCGTACACTTTGCGTAGCTTATTCAAGTAGTTAGCCCAGCACGATGAACACGTTGATGGCTCATTTCTCTCTTGGAAGATACGGTTGTATATCTTTAATAACTGCTTTTGCTGAGTTGGTTTTATTCTCTCTGTCATTGTGAGGAAAAATTCATGCAGATATTGGTGTTCGTCTTCGTCTAGGCAAAGCGGTTTCTTGTATGGGAACAACTCGTTTAACTTTGCTTTACGCTCATCGCAGTTACAGTCTTCTCCTAGAATCCATTTAGCCACCTTTGCTATTCCTGTAGCCTCTAGTACTTTCTCTACTGTGTCTCCTAGTCCTTGTGGTTCGGGTTTCTGTACTTGAGCTTGAATTTCTGCTTTAGTACGTCTCTTTCGTTTTTTCTTCTCCATTGGTTTTATTTTATTAAGTGATAGTCTTCGTTCAGATAGTCTTCGTAATGCTCTCCTACGTTCTCTTTTAGCCTTGTTTTGCAGTTTTTAAGTGAGTTGAATATAGAAGATAGTGAAATGTTTGCTCCTTTGCTTATGTCTCTCATAGAGTCAGAGCTGGTAGAGTATAAACTAAACAGCAGTTGGTCGTATTCATGCCATGAGTTAATCTCTCTTTTTATCTTAGTGGTTAAAATATCGTAAGATTCGTGTTTCTGTTGGTCAATTTCCTCATAAGATAAATTCCTAATCTCGTCAATGTCTACTTTACAGTGCTTGTTCTTCTGCTTGACGTATGTTAGATAAGTGTTTTTTAAACTTATCCATATATAAGCTCGGTTAGGTTCACCAGCTTCCGTTATGCACTTGCTTCCTGAGTTACTATCGTAGAAGCGTATGTACATTTCCTGTACGATGTCTTCAGCAAAGTTGGACTCACCAAATGAACGGACAATGTCTACCCATTCTTTATGATGTCTGCATAATATATCTGACCATTTGTTACTCATGCGTTTAGTTTACAGTGTAAATATAGGTTAAAAAAATAATCCCCCGACAATATGACGAGGGATATAGTTTAACGGTTGTATGTTAATTGCATCTCAGTGCATACATAACGCTCTATCTTTTTCAGTGTATCAATTGATACTGGCTTTTTAGATAAGAACCTATCTATGTTGTACTGGTGCATTTTTACACCTGTTGACTTTATGTCTTTTACTACTTGATTTCGTGTTTTCGTCAGCAGTATTAGACTTAAGTCTTTTCTTAACTGTTCGTCTTTTATATACATATCAGAAAGGAAGTCCGTCATTTAACTCTTGTAGCTTCTCAGATGTATTTTTAAGAGTTGTAGTTACGTTGTCCTTGTTGTATGGTTCTTGAAGACTTACAGCAAAGTATTTCTCTCCGCTCTTAGCTTCGTTAACCCACATAGATACTTCTATCTCTGTACCACCCCAATTTATTTTACCTCTGTAGTCAGGATGTTTTTCGTTCGTCTTTTGCTTGTTTTTAAAGATTGCTCCTTTGTTTACTTTTTCCATTTGTATTTGTTATTATTTGATTACTAAATCGGTTTTTAAGCGTTTAACCTTAAATTATTTTCTGTTTTTAATGCTATAACCTTAATCAAAGGTCAACCCATCTTCCATTCTTAACTCATGCAGTTTATCCCTTGCCTCATCTAGTGCCTTGTAAGCATCTTCAGATAAGTTTTCGTGTTTTAGTCTGTTGCGTAAATACTGGTCTAATTCCCATGCTAATAAATACCACTTCATGCCGTTAAGACACATCTCCATTTCTTCTTTGTCTTCTATGGTATCAAATTCAATAGTTACTTTTGCCATCTTGTTTTAGTTTTAGCCTTTAAAATATAATAGTGATTTTCTTATTTTACTTTTGCCATCGTTCGTCTTTCATTAGTTCCTTAATATCACCAATTGTATGCACACCTTGTTGAGAATTATCTAAGGCGTACACCTTTGTATCGTCTGGCAATCTTTCAGCCAATGAACTTAACCATCTGCATCTACCCATGCTTCTAAAAAATACTTCCTCAAATATATCTGTATTGATGTAGTAATACACTCCATCTTCATCGCCTAACTCTATATCAATAGGCTCTCTTGGTATTCCAAATGTTGTACTCATTCTATTCTGATTTAAAAGTTATAATTTATTTTTTATTTCTTTCAGTTCTGCTGCTATGAACCAAAGTGCAATTGATATCATTAACTCGAAAAACATTTCCATTCTATTCTGATTTATAGGTTTCGTTGTAGTAATTGTAATAAGTGTCAATTAATGGTTGCATATCAAATAAAACATTTGAACCTATTTCATTTAATATGCCTTCAAAATATGCTTTTGATATCTGCTCTTTTTCCATTTTTTTTGCTTGGTCTATTATTTTATGAGTATGTAAAAACATTGACTCTTTTAAACTTAATTGCTCAACCAACCATTCTACTGCTGTCTGTTTTTCCATTCTTTCCATGTGTCAAAGTCTTTTAGTTTTTCTAATTGTTCCTTTTCTATTTCTTTCGCTTGTTTGATTTTATCCTTTAAAAAATCACCCATATTATTAACTCCTATTTCATTTTCAAGCCATTCTACAGCGCTTACTTGTTCCATAGTTCCGTGTAATATTCTCGGCATTGTTCTACTCGTTCTTTTATTTGCCAAATAGCGTGTTCGTCTTTTTCTACCAAGAACGCTTTTACTCGCTTGTCCTTTGGTATATGGCTAAATTCATGCTGTGAACGTACATCGTGTTCCGTTTCTTCAGATGGCTCTAGTTCTTTCTTTGCCCAAGCTACACGTCTTATTTCGTCTAGTACAATGTCTTCAGGTGTATCAACTAGACAATAGGCAACAATAGCGTTATGCTTTCCTGTTAATTCCATGTAACCCTGAAGCTGCCAGTAGTAGTCTTTGTTTGGTAACTCATCTTCAAACATAGGAAAGGTAGTACCGTTCCAACTGCTCTTAACGTCTACGATTAATGTGTCCGTGATTATGTCAGGTGTGCCAGTCAAATGGTCATTTTCAAAGTACAACTCGTTCTTAAAGACGAATCCTAAATCTAAAGCCTGTTCAGCTAATTCAATAGCCATGTCTTCAACTTGGTTTCCTTTGTCTAAGTAACGTGAATTGATTTCTTTCTTTATTCCGTATTTGTGTTCTAGTACAAGCTCTTTAATGTACGTCTTTGTAGTGGCAGATAGAACCTCCCCTTTTGAACGAGGGGAAGTCATTATCTTACCTATTGCTGAACATCTGATTTTTAAGTCTTTCATTAGTATC